CGTTGTGGAAGACGTCCTTTTTCAGAATGTCCGAATGCAGAGCGGACACGCCGTTTACAGCCTGGCAGGCGCACACGCACAGATTGGCCATGCGCACCTCGCCGTCCCAGATGATGGCCATGTTGGCCACCTTGGTCTGGTCGCCCCGGAACGCCGTTTCCAGATAGGCTTGATAGCGGTTGGCAATTTCTACGATGAGCATCCAGATGCGGGGCAGCAGGGTCTGAATCAGTTCCTGCGGCCAGGTTTCCAGTGCCTCGGCCAAAACGGTGTGGTTGGTGTAGCACACGGAATTGGATACGATGTGCCACGCCTCGTCCCAGCCGTAGCCCTCTTCATCCAGCAGGATGCGCATCAGCTCCGGAATGACCAGGGTGGGGTGGGTGTCGTTGATCTGGATCACGTGCTTTTGATGGAAGTTTCGCAAGGTGCCGTACTGAGCCTTGTGCTGACGGCAGATGGACTGCACTGTGGCAGAGACGAAGAAGTACTGCTGCTTCAGACGCAGGGATTTGCCCTCATAATGGTCATCGGCGGGGTAGAGCACCTTGGCGATGACCTCTGCCATGGCTTTTTGCTCCACGGCTTTGAGATATTCACCTGTGGAGTAGTATTTCATATCTACGGGCAGGGCAGACTTGGCATCCCACAGACGCAGAGTGTTGGTGTGGTCGGTGCCGTAGCCGGCGATGATCATGTCTTTGGGAACGGCCACCACGCTGGTGTAGTCGGTGTGCTCCACCACGGCATGATTGTTTTCCCAATGAACGTCCACCTTGCCGCCGAAGCGGACGGTCTGTGCCTCATCCATTTTGGTGATGAGCCAGGCCTCGCCCGGTTCCAACCAGTTGTCAGGCAGCTCCACCTGCTGCCCGTCGATGATCTTCTGTTTGAAGATGCCCAGCTCATAGCAGATGGAGTAGCCGGTGGCGGGAATCTCCAGCGTGGTCATGGAGTCCAGATAGCAGGCGGCCAGACGGCCCAGACCTCCGTTGCCCAGACCGGCATCCGGCTCCAGCTCGAAAACATCGGCAGCGGAAAAGCCCATATCCTCCAGCGCCTTCGACAGAGTGTCCAACAGCCCCAGGTTATAGGCGTTTTTCATCAGGGAACGCCCCATGAGAAATTCCAAAGACAGATAGTGGACCTGTCGCGCCTGGGTGTCGCGGGTGCGTTCCGCCGTTTCCAACTGATGGTTGTTCATAATATCGCGCAGAACAAGGGCGCAGCACTTGAAAATCTGAGTGGGACTTGCGTTCTCCACTTCACGACCAAAGTTGCGGCGCAGTTTTCCGCAGATCAGCTCGGTCAGCTGTTTTTTGGTGTAGTTGGGCATAAGGAACCTCCCGGTTAAAAGAATATGCACTCCTGCCATAGGCAGGTTTTATTAGTATGGCCAGAATGACATAATTATAGCAATTTTTTTTTGGAGCGTCAATCGGAATCCTGTTGCGGCACAAGCTGTTCCATGTCCGGGGGCAGGGGCTGGAGAAAGTGCAGCATCTGTCCCGTGATCGGGTGACGGAAGCTCAGCTGATGGGAGTGCAGAGCGGTGCGGGAAATCACACCGGGCTCCTCCGTTCCGTAAAGAAAATCGCCTGTGAGCGGGTGGCCTATATGAGCCATATGTACCCGGATCTGGTGGGTGCGGCCAGTTTCCAGTTCCAGCTGCAGCAGCGTGCGCAGCCCCGTGGTACGAAGGGTTTTGTATCGGGTGCGGGCGGGCTTCCCGTCCGGGCGAACCTGCTGCGCCATAAGAGATCCGTCTACCGGGCCAATCGGTTTGTCGACCAAGCCGGCTCCCGGTTGGGGCACACCCTCGCATACCGCAAGGTAACCCCGGCAAAAATCCGGAGTGTGAAGCTGCGCTTTCAGTCGTTCCTGTGCGTGCGGATGTTTTGCGGCAACCAGAAGGCCGCTGGTGCCCCGGTCCAGCCGGTGTACGGGGTGAAAATCCGCCAGCTGATTGGTTTTGTCATAGTAGTGGATGAGAAAATTGCCCAGGGTATCATCGAAATGACCCGGCCCGGGATGGACGGACAGACCGGGAGCCTTGTTCAGGACGATGATATCCTCATCCTCGAAAACGATGTCCAGGTTGCCGGGGGTGGGAACCACGCCGCTGAGCCGTTCCGGGTCTGACAGACGCACGGAAAGAAGCTGGCCTGTTTGCGGCGCAAAGCGGGTATTTACCCGCGTGCCATCCACCAGGATCCCGTCCTCCAGCCACTTGATTCGGCGGATGACCGTTCCGGACAGAAGCAGATGTTTGCGCAGTAGCGTATCCACCTTCACCCCAGCCAGCTCCGGTGTGATATTCAGATCCAAACGGCGAATGATACCGACTCGGCTCATGCGGTCACCTCCGAATTCCTCTTTCTTTGATTATACACCACCCGTCAAGGAAATGCTTTTGCAATTTCTGCGTTTTTTCGGTATAATATTCAAGTTAGAAAGAAGGGGATCGCATGCAGACCAAGCCGGAAAACAAACTGGGCATTTACATTCATATTCCATTTTGCCGCAGCAAGTGCGACTATTGCGATTTTTACTCTCTTGCAGGGCGGGAAAAGGACATGGAGGCCTACCAAAAGGCGCTGCTCGCCCATATCCGGGAAACAGCGGTGCTGGCTCGCCACATGGAGGTGGATACCATCTACTTTGGCGGCGGCACACCCAGTTACTACGGGGAAAAACGGCTGAAAGAGCTCCTTGCGCTGCTGAAAAAGCAGTTCCGGGTGCAGAAAGATGCCGAAATTACATTGGAAGCAAATCCGGACAGTGTGGACAGCAAAATGCTGACCGCGCTGCGCCGTGCGGGTGTTAACCGCCTGTCTCTCGGTGTGCAGTCTGCCTGTGACGAGCAGCTGCGCTGCGTCCACCGACCTCACGATTTTCAACAGACCTGCGATGCCGTAGCCGCTGCCAGAAAAGCGAAAATTGAAAATCTGAGTCTGGATCTGATTTACGGCCTTCCGGGACAGGATCTGACCGGTTGGGCTGACACGGTGGAGCGGGTGCTGGCACTGGAGCCGGAGCACCTGTCCTGCTATGGATTGAAGGTGGAGCACGGTACCCCGCTGTATGAGCGGGTTGCGAGCGGGGAACGACTGCCCGATGATGATGTGCAGGCAGACATGTACCTGTGGACGGTGGAACGTCTGGAACGGGCGGGCTATGCCCAGTATGAGATTTCTAATTTTGCCCGCCCCGGCATGCAGTCCCGGCATAATCTGCGTTACTGGCTGACGCGTCCTTATATCGGTTTTGGACCCGGGGCTCATTCAGACTTTGGGGGACGGCGCTATTCCTTTGTGCGGGATCTGGATCGGTATATTGCCGGTGTGCTGGAGGGGAAACCTGTGATCGATGCCTCTGACCTGATCCCGGAGCGGGAGCGGGGCAGCGAGTATCTGATGCTTCGCCTGCGGACAGCGCAGGGCATTGAAGAGTGGGAGTATCGCCGCAGTCACTTTATGAACTTTGCACCCCTGGAAGAAAAACTGCTTTCTTATGAACAGCACGGCTGGGCGACCCGGTGCGGCAATCGATGGCGGCTGACCCCGGAAGGATTTCTTCTTTCCAATCGGCTGATCGGAGAACTTCTGGAGGTGCAGGAGGAGTCCTCGCTGGAGACCCTTCTGCCCAGACTGCAGCAATATCATCAGGAACAATAAAGAAAGGGCGGTCTGTAAGACCGCCCTTTCTTTATTCTATCAGTACTTCGAATTCTTCCCAGGTCATAGCCGACTCCTGAATGCTTTGCCAACTCAGTGCCTGCTCTTCCAGTTCGCGCCAAGTCACATACCAGAACAGGTATTGGATCTGCAGATGGGCAGGAAGAATATCCTCAATGATCGCACGCAAAGAGTCAAACTGAGCTGGGACCCCTTTTATATCCGGAAAACGAACCGTTATAACCCCGGGTGTTTTCGTTTCAGCAACCTCAGCTCTAACACCGCATCCGCTGATGGTATTGTTGACGGAAGCCAAAGTAAAGCTGTCCCAACTGATTCGGCTCAGTGCCGCGAGGGAGTCCGACAGCTGTCCGGGGTCCTGTGTGGCCGGTCGCAGCCCGAACAGGGCGGCCGTCTTTTTCAAACCGTCCTCCCGGGCAGTGGTCAGACACATCTCCTTTTGAATTTGCTCCAGTTCCTGTTCCATTGCATCAAGCGCAGAACCGAGACAGTCCAGTTCCGCACACAGAAAGGACTCCTCCAGTTTATATACACCCAAGGGGCGTAAAAGCTCTTTCATATAGGCGGCATGGCTCATGTCATTTCCTCCACCGTTACCGTGCCCAGAACAGGCAACTGCACCTTGCTTATGGCAATGTCATCTGCGGGAGCAATCAAGGTGTAATTGTCCACACCGTCCGTGCCAAAAATCAGACTTCCAAGCTTGGCTCGCAGCACATTCTGCCCCAAGCGCTGACCGGAGAACCAATCGGTCAGTGTTTGCCTGACCTGCAGGACGGCCTGATCCATATCGGAACTTTTTACTCGAACCTGAATATCGACCGGAACGGGTTCCGGGGGCAGAACGCGGACGTCCACGGCAATTTCCCTGCATTCCTGGAAGTGCTTGTTCAGCCGCTCAAGCAGTTCCTGATCCGGGATGCCCTGCGTGGTTGCCACAACCACGTCCACCGTTCCCGCGCCACGGTTTCTTGCAAGCGCCGAGGCTGCAGCCACGCAGTCAAAAGACAAGGCGGACTGCTCATAAAACGCGCTGTTGGCGCCGTTGGGCAGCCGCAGGAAACTGTCTAAAATACGTTTGCGCAGCTGCTCATCATCCTCTGCATCGGTGCCGCCGCTCATAGCGTTCGGATTGGTGCAGCCTGTAATGCCCATGGGGGCGGCAGACAGGGAACAGATGCTGCCTGCAATCACATTGCCGGAGTTGCCGCTTTCCACCGCCTGAGCAGGAACATCCACCCGGGAGGAGCCGGCAGCCAGCACCGCATCCTGTGTGGTTCGGAAACGGACCAAGCCGGAGGTCATGCACACCGTTCCGGCGGGGATGGGGCGATCCATGGTACTGGCCGGGTCTCCGAAGAAGCGCACCGTGCCCTGAGCGCAGGCCGCAGCCTTCCGTTCCAGAGCCCGCAGCTGCGCATGGTGGTCCAGATATTCGCCCTGTGCGGTTTGGGGAAAGCACTGGCGGTTTACCCAGTCGGCCTGTACGTACAGAGCATAGATCTGGGCAGCAGCCGCATACAGCCGGGCAGACAGATCACCGCCCAATGTGATTTCCATGCCGGTGCGGGCGGTAAAATCCGCCTGCATGTCGGAATAAAGCTGTTCAACTGTTTTCATCTGTCCATCCTCCCAAACTTGCGGTTACTTCCAACGGTTCGCCCTGCCACTCCAGATCGACCCGAACCTGTGCCGCTGAATTTTTTTCACTGTAACTTACATCGGTTATCGTGATGTCTTCCCCCTCCAGTGCCTGATGTACATATCTGGTACACAGCGCCTGACGGGCACTTTTTTTCTCTCTGGCCAGGGTGTACAGCAGGCTTCCTGTTTCGGGCAGAAACGGAAACGCGCCTCTTCTGGCGGTCAGCTTGAACAGGATCCGCTGGATCAGCGCTTGGCTTCCCTCCAGACGGCAGAAGTCACCGGCTCCATTTGGGATGTAATCCCCATTTATCATCTGTAGTTCCGTCATCTTATCCTCCCTGTTCTGCTATCGCGGCACAAACCGCAGATTGAATCAGTTCATGCAGCGTTCTGCCGTTCACCATCAGCGTTCCCTGCACACGAACCGTTCCGTCCTGTACCAGCTTCACGCTGCAGGCGGGACCTGTAAGTTCCACCTCGCCCGGTTGCAGATCGGGGGTATCGGAGGGCTGACAGGCCAGAATGCAGGGGAGTTCTGACCTGTCGCCGGCTTTCAGAACCAGTACCGTTTCACCGGCTCGAGGCCGCCAATGATAGCCGCCCGGAGCCATTACCGGAAGATGGCGTCGTTCTGTGCCGAGAAAGACACCGTTTTCCGCTCCCGATGCCGTTACCGTGCCGAAAACGGCCGAGTCCCGGTTTTCTGTTTTTACTTCTCTCATTTGGCTGGCTGTCCACATGATGTATCACCTCACAGCATGGTATCGGGCGGGATCAGCTCCAGACGGGTGTGGTATCCGCTGCTGCCCATGCTCACTGTGCTCTGTGCCACGCGCCAAAGACCGTTGTATTCCTTGGCGGACAGCGCCAGACGGATGATCTCACCGGGCCAGGCGCAAAAGGGCAGTGCAACATCAAGCTCCAGTCGCAGGCGATCCTGTTCGGATTTGTTAATCTGATATTCTCCCTGATACCGCATGGTTTGATAAGTGCTTTTGCCGGGCATGGTAAACATTCGCCGACAGAGTCCGCCTTCTGCTTTGAATGGTTCGTTGCTGATCCGGTGCACGGCAGGATTTTTTCCGGACTCCCGCACCCAAACTTCGGACAATACGCCGTAGCGCTTGTGCTTTATCCGTAGCTGTGTTACAGGCAGTCGGTCATGGATGACCCGGCTTACCGAATCCGGCCACCGACTCAGAAGCAGCTGACCCTGTCGGTCAAAGCGAGGGGTTACTCCCGCGTGATAGCGCGCGAACTGATACAGCACCGACCATTCACTGCTGCCGTGAGAAACGCTGAAGTGTGCCACTGCAGGGAATGCATCCTGTTCGCGCACCTGAATTCCGTAGGGCAGAACATGGGCATTCAAAATGTCCTGAATCGTAGCAAGATCGTAATCGGTTCCCTGTGCTTCGTTGTCCAGCAGCAGCGCGGCCAAACCCCGCCCATTTATTTCCAGCTGCCAGCCCCGAGCGGATAAAGAAACCTCGCACTCGTCGACTACCCCGGTGAACACAAGTTCCTCCTCGTGAAAGGCCTCGAACCGAGCCGCTTCAGCCGGCAGTGTCTGATTTGCCGCGTTCCACAGGCAGACAACCCGAAAACTGTCGCATGGCGTTCCGCACCCGTATTCCAATTCCCACTCCAGCAAAGCGGGCAGTTTTTTTCGTTCCCCGCGGCCTGTAATCAAAAAAGCCGTCATCGGATTCGCACCTCCTGACCGATGCGAATCAGATTTGGATTCTTAATTTGAGGATTGAGCTGCAGCAGTTTCTCCATGGTGGTTTTATATTTTTTTGATATGCCCCAAAGCGTGTCACCTTTTACCACAGAATGGATCAGCGGTTCCCCGCTGTTTTTCGGTGCATCGGTTTTGTTTTCCGGTTCTTGGGCTTCTGCCGTGCTGCTGTAATAGTCCAGATCCTCCCAAAAGGCAAAAGAATAGCTGACGTAGTCCGGCCGGGGCTCCTGGCGAAGGGACAATTCAACAAAGTATGCATTAGCAGCTTGCCACAGGGGATGGATCAGCGGGCCGGAACCCGGACTGTAAAAAACATTGGCCAGAGCGCCAAACTGCGCATACGCGTTCGGACCGACGAATTCCCCTTCTCCCCGCATGACCCGGTGTCCGCGCCCCAGATCCTGCAGATGATACAGCCCGTAAGGAACGTTGTTTTCCGCCATTCTGCGCTCATAGTCGATGGTATATACTCTGGGATTGTGGGGCCAGATAAAATCCTTATATCGCATTGGACTCAAATTCAAAGGCCCTCGACCTCCTTTTTCTTACAGTATCCGCAGCGGGCCGTCATATCTGCGGGCATCCCGGGCAAAGGCCGCGTCCACCAGCGCGGCATAACCCGGAAAGACTTGCTCCTGCCGGTGCAGGCGGAGAAAAGACTCTTCCGGATGTCCTGCGGCTCCGGGGGTGTTGCAGTTTGTGCGGTTCGTCCTCACTGGCCAGAGCCGGGCGGCCGAATATGTAAGCCTGACCTTGTCCAGTAACGGGTGTGTCTGCGCGGGTGACAGCGTTTGCCCGGAGGCAGAACCGGCCACCCCGCCGGCATATGCCGAGAGGGAGACGGTCTGCAGCGTGTGCGAAGCGGCTGCGCGGAGACGCGGGTCGATCACCGGATTCTGCCGCGTCAAAACGGCCGACTCCGGCACAGTCACTGTTTGTGCATCTGCATATCCTGCATCGGTGTTCTCATCTCTGGATGAATCGTGGGGGAACGGTGCGGCCCGCGCCGGCCTGATCTTCGCTTGCAGCAATGTCTGCGGTTCATCCTCTTCCTGCCGGATCAACAGTTCTTCGAGAAAATCAACCAACTGTGTCACCCCGTTTCAATGCAAAAAAGTGTGCTTCGTCAAAGGATTCGTTGCTGCATCCCTCCACCGTTGCCAGCGGCACACCGCACGCCGCACATCGCTCCTCGGCGGCCCGTTCCCGACAGGTGGGGCAAAGTGCGGCCAGCTCTTCCTCGTCATCCAACATCAAATTCAACGTACACCACAGAAAATCCCGTGCGGTCATCGCTCGGACGCGATCTTCCGTGGGCAGGGCTGAAAAGGATCGCAGCACGCGCCAGTACAGCCGTTCTTCCCGGGCGTGCTCCAGACGTTTTTTAGTGCGTCTGCCTGTTCTTCATCCACGTTGAGACCGGGATTGGTCTGCGCGTTGAATTTGGACCATTGTCCGGCGAGCGTTTCGATTTCCTCGGCTGTCATCTGTTCCAGAACCTGAGTTGCGTCCCGGAACTGAGGGCGGCCATCCCGGAGTACCGCACGGGCAAGCAGGCAAGCGTTGGAGCACAAAGCCCGTTCCCGACCGTCCTGTGCCAGCTGTTTTGCCTCCCGTCTGGCTTCCAGTACTTCCATGGCGCTGAGCAGACGCAGGTGTCGGCCATCTTCCAGTTCCAACTGAGACGGACCGCCCAAAAGACCGCTGTACATGATTACACCTCCGTCTCGATGCGCTTAGCCGCGACTACGGTGACCTTTTCCATCACCGTATTGCCAAGACCGGCATCTTCGTTGATGGCGCTCCACTGACAGTCGGAGTAAATGATTCTGCGGTCAGGTTTGCAGATTACCAGCGAGAAACTCTCCAGAGAGTAAAAATCGATTCCATCCCGAATGGCGTTGTCGGTGGCGTAAAGGCGGGACAGCTCCAACACATGCTTCACCGGGCCGGCTACCGTAGCCACCGGCTCCTTTTCACCAAATGCCTCGATCTGCGTGCTGGTTTTGGTCGCTTTAGCAGAATAACTCTGCACCACGGCAACCTTCGTGCCGTTTACCTCCAGATAAATATCGCTGCTGGTTGGAAAACCGGTAATCGTCATATCTATCCCTCCTTATACCGTGATGTGGGCGCTCAGCCAGATCTGGTTGATGCCGTGGGTCACCGTAAAGGAGAAGTCCACAAGACAACGGGTAGGATCTTCCTCGTCCGCACGCACACGAACCTGTTCATAGCCGGTAATAATCTCACGAGCCAGCTTGTTTTCCAGCTCCAGCACGACCTGAGAGCGAATTGCTCCACGACTCTGTGCTGTGTTTTTTGCCCGGCGAAACCGGGCTTTCAGCGCGTTTCGGATGGTGGGAATCACGTCATCCACAACCAGGATGGCGCACAAATCCCGCCAGGTGCTGTCCGCAGCGCCGTTTGTGGTGGTGCGTGTGGTTACACCGCGCACCACGCTTACCGTGCCGCCAACTGCTTCCAGCGCAGTCACGCCGCCCCGAATCAGCACATCCAGCTCTTCGTTGCTGAACGGTCGGCTCAATCCCGTCAACCCCTTCAACTCAACGCCACCCAGCGGGACGGCGGGATCGGTTTCGGCGGCAATGGCACCGGCCACGGCTGCTGCGGCCTGTACGCCGTCCAGATTTGTTCCGTTGGCGTCGATACACCCGGGGGCAACCAGAACGACACGCTCGCTATTCAGGGATTCGGCGCGCCCCACCAGCTCCGCCACGGTTTCACTGGCCATTCCGGAAACGACAGCGATGCGCTCGCGCAGCGTATTGGAAGCATTGTGTGTGCTGTCGCGCAAAGCCTGCTGTACAGCCAACTGTGTGCTGTCGCACACGATCACGGCCAGATCTTGTGCCGACTCCATGCGTGCAAACGCATTCTGATAATCACTCAACGCCTCTCCAATCACAGGGAATACCCGTACCTGTGCAGCTCCGTTGCGCAGCAAAAGCCCGGTCAACTGGGTTGCGTTGTTGTTGGTTTCGGTGCCAAAGGCGGCAACTGCGTCCTCATAGGTGTTGATCGTCCATACGTCTTTTTCGGACGAGGCCATTCTGACAGCCAGACCGACACGCTTTTTTCCTGCGCTCCCGCTTATCGCAGAGGAGGCGGTGTAGGTGGAATACACCCCCGGTCGCTCATGTACTGTGATGCTCATGTGTTGATGTCTCCTCTCAAAGTGAAGTCAAGGAAGGTACCTGCTTCATCGCCCTGGGTACAAAGCCAGCCAATGCACTCCAGATGACAGCGCAGTCTCAGTAAGCCGTCCTTCCCGTCATATTCCATTTCTTCGCTGTTCAGTTCTTGTACGCTTAGTGCGATAGGCTTTTCCTTCTGCAGGATCAGCAGCATGCGATCAAATAGCTCCCGACAGGACTGCACCCCGGTCTCAGGCGGAGCCAGAATGTCCAGAAGGAAACTCAGGTGTACGTTTTGGCCGTACAGTTCTGTTTCCTGACCGGTGGCCTCATCTACCCACTGTCCCAGATAATTCTGCATACCTGCCGAGGTGCAGGTCATCTTTTCCAAAGAAATAAGCACTCTCGGACGGCTGGGATCTGTCCTTGCGTTGTCCGGCCATGAGGCGATTGCCTCGATATCCCGCTCTTGGAAAAACTGAGCCAAGCGCTCCTGTATAACATCTGCCTTCATTCGACCACCTCCCGGGTGCTGTGCGTCAGCACAGCCCAACGGTAAACGGGCTGTGCGCCCGCATAAATAAGATGCGTCACCTGCACCCGCAGGGTTTGCGAACCAACCTTTACCAGACTTCCTGTGCCCGGATATGCCTCAGGAGGGCCGAGATATAAAAAACGATCCTGATTGACTCTGCCCAGAGGAGAGGGAACGGATTGCTCCGTTCCCCTCTCTCGCATGGGTTGCAAAAAGGCGCGTACGCAAACGCCCTGCGGTGCTGCCTGTGTGTAAACGGTCATATCCCGGCCATATCGGCTCAGAATACGGGAGAAACTTTCCTGCATCAACGTCTTCACACTCCATAGAACAAAAACTGTCGATCTTTTGCCCAGCCGGACATCAGCCGTTTTGCCTGCTCGCGAAGCATTCCGGCCTTTTTTGCAGCATTTCCCTTCTGGACGGTTACGTCACCGGCTCGAAAGGATTCCGCTTGCCCGGCCTCCCGGCTCACTTCCAGTCCGGCCAACGCAATCCAGGCACCCGCCAATGCAAAGACCTCCGGGCAGTCACCGGGGACAATGCCATCCCGCAGACCCGCAGCCAGTTCTGCCTGTGCCGCAGTGCACAGGGTCGCCAGAAGCTCCTCCTCCTGCTCGCCGATCTGACCCAGCGTGCGTGCCAGGTCCATGATCCGCTGTGTCATCACACGCTCAGTACCTTGGAAGCTTCGGGGAACAGCTTGGCAAAGCCGCTGATGCTGGTGATGGCAGCGCGCTCCAGCTGACGGTCGATCAGCTTGTCGTACTCGATCATCACATCGCTGCCCTGCACCATCTCCAAGGCATAGTTGCGGTCCAGACCGATGATCTTGCCCTCGGGCAGGGCAGAGGTGCGCAGCAGAGTGGCGCCCAGAGGAGTGGTCAGCTTGCCGGTGCCCTGGAAATTGAGACCGGTCATGGGATTCTGGAACTCAGGCAGCTTGAGCATCTTGACCATCATGTCATTGCTCACCAGCAGGGTGTTCATCTCGTACGGATCAAACTTGGCCCAGAAGTCTACCAAATCCTCGTAGGTCAGCGTACCGCCGGAGGCAACGGAGTACTCCTGTGCGGCGTTGCCATTTCCATCGCCGTTGATGAGTACCTCGATGGCATCCTCCAGATGCATGCGGTTGATGTGAGCGCCAATCTGGCGCAGCGTCACAGAGAACAGATCCAGCTTCTGATAGCGGATGGCCTCGTAGGAAGCCACCAGCATACGGCCACGCTTGTGAAGTTTGACCAGATTGTCCTGTACCTTCACCGTGGTGCTGGGGATGGATGCACCTTCCTCCACATGGCGCAGCTTCTTGTCCTCACCGCCGGCTTCGGTGGTGATGGAGCGGTAGTCCATGCCGTCAAAGCGGGTCACTGCGGCGGTGATCGCAGGCAGCAGATTCTGCTCCTCCATGCCCTGACGCACGCTGCGGGCGATGTATTCGGGGAAGAGAACAGCCGAGTCTGCAGTGCGGAAGAACTTCTCCACCACATCGCTGCCGGCGCCCTTCACCTTGATGTCAAAACGCTTAAGCTGACGCTGAAAGGCATCCAGACCCTCCAGTGCAGTGCCCTTGTACTGCTGGTCGGGATCCATACTCTCCAGCACCTGAGTAAAGCTCTTGCCCGCCTCGTGGTACATGCCCTTTTCCAGCTTCAGATTATCAAACTGATATGCCATCTTTTAGTTCCTCCTTACAGACAGATCACAGCGGTGTTTTTCACCGTGTCCACTTCAGCCACCAAAGCGGTGATGCCCTCACCGGCCTTTACGCCGCCCTTGCCGTCAGCTACCAGGCCGACCGTGCCCACGTTCAGAGGCATAGTGGCGGGCACCTTGACAAAGCCGCCAATCTGCACGCCGGCAATGCCGGCTCGGGGCATACCGGCCACACCGCAGAACGGATCACCCTCGCCGCAGGGACCCACGGTGCCGTTCCCGGTCATCTTGACCACCTGGCCATCCTGCACGCCGTTTTCGGCGTAAAAGGTGGCCATCAGGTTGCCAATGTCCTCAAAAGAAATCTTGCTCATGTGTGTTTCCTCCTGTTTTTAATATGAGTTCGGTTCCGCTCAGATCAAAAATGCGC